GACAGCTCCCCGGTCTGGCAGGATGCCACGACCGAGGTAAAAAAAGGCGTGAACATCGTCTTTGAGAATAAGACCGCCACCAACGGCGCGGCGTTTAACTTCCGCGTCAGCGTGGAGCGCGGCGAATCCGGCACCGGCGGCTACATCGAAGCCGTCTCCGGCGCTTTTGAATAAGGAGGTACAGGACAATGGCACTGAACTGGAAGAAACACGATCTGCTCACGCGGGCACAGAAGGAAGCCAAGGCCAAGGAGCAGGCCGAGAAAGACCGCCTGCCTGACCGCGTGGCCGAGGTCGAGGACGCAATGTGCGAGCAGGACGCGGCCAACGAGAAACGTTTGACCGACATCGAAACCGCGCTGTGTGAGCTGGACGCAGCGCTGAATAAGGAATAAGGAGGTATCACCATGAACATCATTTGGGCAAACCGTTTGGTTGCAGGCACTAAGACTTGGGCTGAGATGCCCGCATCCCGCCGCGTTGGCGTGAAGAAAGTTCTTGCCGAGCGCGTAAACAAGGGCGAGATCACCGCCGAGGATTACAAGCGCATCACCGGTGACGACTATGACGTGGCCTGAGCTGTGTGAGAAGCTGTTGACCCGGCTAGAAACCAGTGGTGTGGACACGACCGCAGAACGCGGAGAGTTTGCCGTGCTGTACGCTGAGTGCTGCGCGGGCGGCTGTGGTAAGGCATTGAGCCGGAAAGGAAAAAAAGAAAATGGCAATTAACGCATATTCGCTGGCAAAGGATGGGGGCAAGAAACTGTCTGCAAACTTTACCGTGAAAGAGTTCCGTTGTAAGGATGGGACTGATCCCATCTTTATTGATGATGCTCTTGTGAAGCTGTTGCAGAATATCCGGGATCACTTCGGAAAGGCCGTGACGATCACAAGCGCATATCGCACTGCCGCCCACAACAAGGCGGTCAAGGGCGCAACGTATAGCCAGCATTGCTACGGCATGGCGGCAGATATTCGGGTGCGGGGCGTGGCCGTAGAAACGGTTGCGGCCTACGCCGAAACTCTGCTGAAAGATACCGGCGGCATTGGACGTTATCCCGTGAAGAACGGTCGCCCTGCTGGTTGGGTACATATCGACACCCGTGCGGTAAAGAGCCGTTGGGTTGGTTAAGAGTAGGAGGAAAACAGTATGGAGAACATTCTGAAAGTTTTTCTGATGGCATTCCCTGAATGGCTGGCTGTCATCTTTATGGTGGTTGGCCTTGTGGTCACGGCACTGGCGGCGGTACGTCTGGGCTATGGCCTTGTTGTCGCAAAGACCGTGTACAAGTGGATCGTCAATGCAGAAGAAAAGTTCGGCAGCGGCGCGGGCGCAGAAAAGAAAGCTCACGTCATTGCCGTACTGCGTGGGTATACCCCCGACTGGCTGGACTGGGCGATCAATGAGCGGACGCTGGACTGGATCGTGCAGATCGTGTTCAACTTCACCAAGAAGAGGCTCGAAGATTACATGGAAAAGAAATCCGCAGAAACCACTACTGTGGCCCACTTCGGTAACGTGGGGGAGAACAAGCGTAATGACTGACGAGGAACTGGAACATCGCCTGACAGCGGTCGAAAACCGTGCACAGAGCAACACCCACCGGCTGGACGAGCTGGGGAAGCTGACCGATGCAGTAAACGGCATGAACACCAATATCAAGTTGACCATCCAGCAACTCGAAAACACAAACAAGAGCCTTGAAATTGTAACGGCTCAAAACAAAAAGCAGGAGGACCGCCTGACCGCGCTGGAAAAAGCCCCCGGAACATTTGGAAACAAACTTTGGTGGGCTGTGATTGCGGCGTTGGTTTCCGGCCTTGTGGCCTATGAACTGACGATGCTTCTGCACTGAAATGAAAATCCCCCGCTGGCATCCTGATGGATTGCTGGCGGGGGATTTTTTGTTTGTCTGGAAGTTTTGCACAAAGGAAATGTGCAAAGTGTGGAAAAATTGCGAATTGACAACGGTATACCGTATAATTTACGCTTAAAACGAAAATAAACGCCATAGTCGAAAGGAGGAAAACGGCGTGCGAGTGTTCAAACAGCTTACGCTTACAGACCGAATCCGTATTGAAAAGTGGTTGAAAGATGGGCTGAGAGTAAAGGAAATCGCAGACAGGTTGCGGGTTGACCCGTCCACGGTGTACCGGGAACTGAAACGCGGTAGCTACGACAAGTTGGACGGTAAGACGTGGAAGCTGATTCCTACATATAGCCCGGATATTGCAGAACAAAGGTATCAGGCACATCTTCGGGAGAAGGGACCAAGCCTTAAGATTGGCAAGGATCATGAGCTTGCAAGCTATATCGAGCAGACCATTATAGATAAGGATTGTTCACCGGCTGCTGTGTACGGTTATGCCATGGAAGAAGGACGGACATTCAAAACGCATATATCGGTGCCTACCATATACAGCTACATCAAAAAGGGCGTGTTCCTGAACTTGACGCAAAAGGCTCTGCCCAGACATGGAGTGCATAAGGGCGACTATAAAAAGGTCAAAACAAAGAATCCTGCCCGTGCGCCTGCCGGTGAGAGCATCGAAAAACGCCCGGCGGAAGTAAAAGACCGTGAAGAATTTGGACACTGGGAAATGGACACGGTGTATTCTGGCAAGAAGAAAAGCACGGTTGCGCTGCTGGTGCTGACTGAGCGCAAGACCCGGAACGAAAATATTATAGTGGTGCCAGATCGCCGCGCAGAGACGACCGTGCGGGCAATCAATGCACTGGAACGGAAGTTAGGTGCAGAGAAGTTTGGCATTATCTATAAGAGCATCACAGTGGACAACGGCAGTGAGTTTGCATTGGCCGACCAGCTGGAACAGTCCTGCATCACCAGAGATAAGCGGACGAAGGTGTACTATTGTCATCCGTATTCTTCTTGGGAACGCGGGAGCAATGAGAATGTGAACGGCATGATTCGCCGCAGGCACCCGAAAGGCACAGACTTCTCAAAGGTCACGGCAGAGGAAATCGCGGCTACGGAGAACTGGATCAACAGCTATCCCAGAAAAATTTTCGGCTATAAGAGCGCCGGCACAATGTTCCGCGAATGCCTACGGGAGCTTGGTCTGACAGCATAAGCGACACGAAAACAGAAAACCGTTGGTAAAATCGAACAATAGAGGGCGGCTGCAAGCGGAGAAAACTTGACGGCCTGTCTGCTTTACGCTAAAATCCACAAAAATAAGGCCGAAAATTTGTTGCATTTAATGCTTTACTTTTCAGTACGAGTTCTGGCGCAAAAAAGTATTGGACATCTTCCTATAATGTGGTACACTATAAGGGTATCCGGATCTGCAGACAACGGGCCTTTGCCCGAATCAAACCGATAAAGGAGAGCTGTTTTATGGCTGAGCATCCCATTCAGGGCCTGATGAACGTTACCATGGAGAAGATCCACCAGATGGTGGACTCCAACACCATCATTGGCAAGCCCATCATCACCGAGGACGGCACCACCATCCTGCCGGTTTCCAAGGTGAGCTTTGGCTTTGCCTCCGGCGGCACCGACTTTGACGGCAAGAACGCCGCCAACAAGGACCTGTTTGGCGGCGGCTCCGGTGCGGGTGTGAACATCCAGCCGGTGGCCTTCCTCGTGGTAAAGGATGGCTGCGTGCGCACCATCCAGCTGTCGGACAACGCCGACACCATCAACCGTGCCCTGACCATGCTGCCGGAGCTGGTGGACAAGGTTGCCGCCCTCATCAAGAAGGACGAAAAGAAGGAAGAGCCTGCTGCTCCTGCTGAGCAGTAAGTGGAGGGCTTGGCACCGGACACTCCGTCCCGCCTGCGCTCGCCAGACCACCAGCGTGGTGTAGCCCTCGCACTTCCCGGCAGGCTTTTTTGTCGATTTTAGTCGCAGCCTGCACTTCAGACATGGCTTCGCGCATCTTGCCGGAGTATCCGGTGCCGATCCCGGCAGGACGGCAGGGAGTTTCTCCAGCGAATGTCCTGAGGGTGGGGCCCCGGCGCGCAAGCGTTGGGGCGGGACTGGAGTCCTGCAACGGCAACGACCGCCGCCAGCGGCGGAAACAGGGAGTTGCCGTTGGGGCCGCGGCCAGCAAGACGCAAGCGATAGCGAAGCGGCTGCTGGGTGCCGCAACCCGTCGCTGTTCGCGGAGAAAGCTCCCTGCTGGCCTGCTAACTACTATCGCCGTAACTGTGAGCTTCCAACTCACAGTTTTGATACAGGCGCACCCGCACCCCAAAGCAGGGGAGAGGTGCGCGTTTTGAGCGCCGGGAGGCGCAC